CACCTGTTAAATTATTCTGCAAATATTTTTCTGCTAAATTGTGAAAGCGGGTCCCACGAAAAGCAGCGCGGCGAGAAATTTTATTGGCTTCTTCTTCGCCAACACGTTCTCTCCATTCAAGAATACCTTTTTTTGTATGGGCAGATAAAACGGTAGTTACCGAGGGATAGAGCTTACCTTCTGGAGTCTGATAAACTCTATCTCCCGATGAACTGGTGATATCCTGAATGGATTCAATTTTTATTGTATTATGTAGGAATGTTTTCATAATGTAAATTTAACATCAAACCACAAATTTGTCAAGATGCTATTAAAATTTCCTCACACGCTAAACGTGCAATGATGTATTCTTTCACTAATGGTCCACGAACAATATCTTCCACTTCGAACTCAACATGGCGGAATGAGGGCATATGGTTGGCGATTGCCATGAACTTTTTTAATCCCGACATATCATTACGCTTTTGAAGGTCTGTTTGACGGAAATCTCCACAGAAAATCACTTTGGTATTTTTGCCAATACGAGTCATGATGCTATTTAATTCCATGTCGTTCATGTTTTGTGCCTCATCTACAATAACAATAGCGTTATCTAATGTCAATCCTCGAACATAAGATGTTACCATGAAATGAACCAGATTTTGTTCTTTTAATTTGTTGTAGGCCCGTTCACTAAATCTTGGAAATAGGTCTGTGCAAATTTCTTGATAAGGTTGAGAATAAATCTCCACCTTTTCTTTTTCATTTCCTGGAAGGAATCCAATATCTCGGGATGGAACAGCAGAACGAACAATGATGACTTTTTTATAAATGGAATTTTCTAGAATTTCTCTAAAAGCGTTATACATGGCAATGTATGTTTTCCCTGTACCTGCCACACCATGACAAAGCAATGCAGTATTTCCTTTTCTATAATAATTGAAAAAATTCTCCTGATTTTGTGTGAGAGGATAAATTTCTTTTAAATCTGCGAGTTTGATTTTGTGTTTCGATTCTTGTTCCTCTTGGACAATGTACGTTTGTGAAGTAACCAATTTCAGACGTTTTTTGCGTGACATAAAGCACTCGCTGGGTTGGGGGTAAAAAAACTCCGGCGGGCCGTAAAGCCCTACCGGAGTAGAATGGACGGAGAGTCCGTGTTACATATATCTGCTAGTTGTATTAATATTTGAGCCGGGAGTTTTATCATGAATCTTTTGCAAGACCTCTTTGAATCCATTATCGGGTCGTCGAATACCTAGACGAACAGGGTCACCGAGAGTAGGCGCAGTCATAATCACCTTCTTGACTGCAACTTCACCACAATTAGTACATGGTTCCTCCTCTGGGACATACATGGAAGAGATACTTACATTTCTTGTGAAATAGTTCTCACATTTCTCACAGCGATATTCATATGTTGGCATATTTTTATTTATCTTTCGTAGTTTTCTGCGACACGATGCATCGTATCCCGCACCCATTGAAGAAGTAGCACAGCAGACTCATTTCCGCGTACTAATCGTTCAATATTGTCCAGTTCTTCGTTCATATCTGTAACAAAATATCGAATTCTGTTATCTACTTCTTCATAATACTCATCATGCTTTTCCATACACCCTCCTACTTGATGGAAGATAAAGAATCGGCAACATCCTTATCCTCACGAAGTTCAATGAACACAGGAAGAAATAAACTGAACTCACCAGTCTTTTTATCCTGAATCTTGGCGTTATACTTCACCGCCACAATCTTGCCAACCGTATTCTTCTTTGTATATTTATCTCGTTGCTCATCAGTGAATCCAGAACCCACATTCACTTTCACCAGTTTATCTGAGGATTCCAACACCAAGGCACCCAACTTACCTACATTCTTACCTGTGCCTTCTTGCCAATCCACACACAGCAAGTCACACTCCAATTCTCCCTTGAACTTCACTTGATGCTTCACTCGCTTATCTTCCCAGCCTTTGGTGATGTCCTTGAGAATGATGCCTTCTTCACCCTTGGAGAAATATTCCTCAAACAAATGATGTGCTTCATCTTCGGAGGCTACTTCAATGTTTTCAATCAATGATACACGCCATGGCATTTCCAGCTCTTCAAGCATCTGGAAACGCATTTCATATGGCATCTTGGAAAATCCATCTTTGAAGTCCTTCAGTAAAATAATATCCCATAACACAGCTTCAACTTGAGCAGCTTCACTTGAAGATATAGTTCCTTTTACAGCCTTGTTCAAGATGCCATTACCCTGCTGACGGTTCATGATAGCTCCATTCTTTTCTCGAACAATCAATTCACCATCAAACACCACAGGCAATTCACCTGCCAATGCCAGAAATTCTTGTTCAAGATTGCCAAGCAAATCAATACTCTTGCCATTACGAGAACGGAAATCCACCTTACCGTTTTGCACAATGGCATTGAAACGCATCCCATCTAGCTTTAATTGAACATAAGCAGGATAGGTCATCTTATTCATAATCTTTTCATCAAAGCCTGATGCCAACATCACAGGATAGGTGGGAATCAAGTTGGGCCAAATCTTGTTCACAGTGGCCTCGGATACACCACACTTTAAATCCTTTTCAATGATGCGTTCGATAACCTTGGCATCATCTGCCTGCACACTTTCCAAAATGATTTTCAGGTGATTGATGGCAGCATTGCCAGTGACATCACGGTTGATAATCTTTTGCAAATTATCCAAGGCACCCTCCAACATCATGGTGCTTCTATGTGTCGGTGAGGTGTCTGGGATATAAACAGGAATCTTTCGAATATAGAATTGTGTGTATGGGTCAAGAGCAAGAAACAACACACGCTTCAATGTTTCATTGGCGTGATGCTTCTTTAAAATGGCTTCTTTTTCCAAACGACTGCTTGTGTTTGCTAAGTCAAGAAAAATAGAATTCATAGTTCCTCCCAGAGTTACCATGAATCTAATACATCACCATACTTTTGTCAAGTGTATACTGGTACAGAATAGTGGTTGGAGAAATCTTTTGCGTCCTTTTGGTTGTTCACCATAGGCTTGCCTTTAATGTTCAAACTGGTGTTCAGTACCATAGGACATCCTGTTTCACGATACCATTCTTGAAGAAATTCATAGAAATATGGTGAATCCGTTCTAGAAACGGTTTGCACTCGGGATGTTCCATCGGTATGAATAATGGCAGGAAACTCTAATGGACGCTTACACAAAGCCGTGTATTGCATATACGGACTTTCTGTGGTTGGCATATGAAAATATTCATGAGCATGTTCAGCAAGAATGGCAGGAGCAAACGGACGGAACTTTTGACGTTTCTTGATGGCGTTTACTTTGTCCTTGATGTCATCTCCACGAGGGTCTGCCAATAAACTTCTATGACCTAATGCCCTAGGTCCAAATTCGGCACGACCAAATGCCACACCTGCAATTTGCTCTGTTTGTAACGTATCAATCAATTGTTCGGTGGGATATTTTGTTCCAATATCCAACCCTAAATAAGGGCCACGCCAATTCAAGAATTCTTGTTGATATGCGGCAATGGCACCTAGACTATTGCCGGCATCTCCTGGGTTCGGCATAATCCAAACATTATCAAAATATTGAAAAGCAATACTGTTGGCAACACAATTCAAAGCACAACCACCACCCAACACAAGATTCTTGCTTCCTGTCAACTTCTTGGCTTCATCTAGTAAATCATGAAAACACATTTCATAGATGAATTGTGTAGCGGCAGCAATATCATACTTGTCTTGTTCAGAACATAATTCAGGACGCCACCACATACATCCCCGATGAAGATTATGATTCATCTTCAACATATGTTTACTATCAAAGAAATCTTCCAATATCATTGGAGTATATTTTAATGGGTCACCATATGCTGCCATACCCATTAAAATATATTCTTCTTCATTTGGTTTAAACCCCACACGTTGGGTCATGGCAGAATACCATAATCCTAGACTATGTGGATATCCAAGAGAAAACTTCTTTTCTAGTTTTGTGCCTTTGCCATGCCAAATTGTTGTGGTATCAAACTCACCAATAGCATCTATCACCAATACAGCAGCTTCTTGATAAGGAGAAGTGTAATATCCTCCAGCTGCATGACTATTGTGATGCCCTACGGTGGTAAAAGGTGTTGAAATATTATATTGATTCAAATATTTTCTAATGTTGTTATTTACCCACCCTTGTCCTGCGCGAAATTGCCGTAAAGATTTTAACCAAGGTTTTTCATACCAGACAATGACATCTGGTTCGCCATATTTTTTAGCATCATTTACTATTTCAGTATTTAAATGTGCATCATTCTTTACACCTGAATAACGTTCTGAATGTGATGCAAATAAGATTTCTTTATCTCCCACCACTGTGATGGCAGCATCATGGCTATTGGCTGATATTCCCCAAATTATCATTTTTGTCTGCTGTCTCCATAACGTATTAAAGAAATTCCTTCTTCTGTGTCGGTGATAAATCTCCAAATATCTAAAATAATTGAACCTTTAAATATCTCACAATAAAAGTTTTGTTTTTCGGATCCAATTAGTTTACTATGTTTATATGTAGTAGGAGCGTGATGTGCCATTAACACCACACCTTTAATACCAGTGGGTGTTTCTTTTTCTGTGAGGGGGTCAATATATGTCACAGAAATCCCTTTCTTTTCAATATAATAACCAATTAATAAACTATAGCTACCTTCTATGTACTCAACTCCGGGTTTATATGATTTACCGTGAATAAAAATAGGTAAATTGTGTTTATTTGATAGTTCAATAAGTTTATCGGCTACTCGTTTTGCTTGAAGTTCTCTACTATTCATGATTGCGCCAAACAAATCGTATCCCAAATCTAAATTCTGAGATAACCAACGAAGGGCAATATTGTCACGAGGATGACACGCCCCTGCATCCCCCATACCTGCTTTCATATATGAAGGCCCCATGATACGTTGTGTGCTTCTTTCTAATGCACCTGTAATAACGTCAACATTCATATTACCATTTGTTTCGGCAACATCTTGTATCATGTTTACAAGACCTATTTTGGCTGAAATAAACGTGTTATAGAAAATTTTAATTCCTTCTGCTTCATCCCATGTACCAACTTCATATCGTGGGTCATTTTGCATGATGGTTTTATAAAAATCAATTAAAATTTTCGCATCACCTGTTACAGAGCCATCTTCCGTTCCTATAATAATCATTTCAGGGTTTACCATATCCCAGTTCACAGACCCCATTGCAATTAAATATGGGTTATAAATGAAACGATAATTGTTTGTATGTTGAATAAATTCTCTGCGTGTTGTTCCTGGGAGAACGGTGCTGATTAATACAATCAGTTGGTCTTTAGTGCAAACTTTGTTTAATTGTTTCAGCACATCAATAACAATAGAATAATCAAAATCTTTAGGTTCTAGATGAGATGTAGGAGTTTCGCCTCCATATAAGTTATCATGGGGTGTAGGCACAGCAATAAAAATTAATTTCCTATCCTTTACAGCCTCTTCAATACTATTCACCAGAGGAAACATAGGTAATGTAGATTTTACTACATCATATCCAATAACATCATGACCTGCCTTTAACATTTCATTTGCACAAGGTGCGCCTAATTTACCACACCCAATCATTGCAACTTTCATCCTATTTTCCTCCAGGGAATTCCATTTCCCCATAATGTACCACTTAAATTTATAGGTTGAGGCCAAGAATATATTCTTTCAGCCCATTCATTAGCAAATTGTTTAGTTTCTTCTTCTAACGTATAATTGTCTAATAAAGGTATAATATTGTTGGTCAGATATTTAAAATGTTCATCAGGATAAGGATGCCATTCTGGCATTACATTTGGTATTTTATCATGACCCCAAAAAGTCTTTAATCTTAATTTTGCTTTTATAGGAGAATGGTCTAATAAATTTAAATATTCCATCATACTAGGGCAATCAAGCTTTATTTGTGGTGCAAATAAAGCTTCAATATCTTTTGTTTCTTCGTACATAAAATTCACATCGTTGCTGTCTGCCTGAGAAATTGGTGTCATAGACAGGAATATAGTTTTACATCCAATGTTTTTTAATGCATTCTGTGTAGCTATTATCAAAGAATAATCCCTGTAATAGAAATGCTTTGGGTCTGACCATCTATTTAAAAAATCTTTGTTATAGATGTTTTGTGTAAAGATATTTCCGGGTGTTACCCAATGTCCTTCTACATACCTATCTTCTCTTGTAAATGAAGTCCATTGAATAATTACTATATCGTTTTCATTGAAATTGTATTTTGCATGTGCTTCCCAAAGTCGGGTAAAAATATATAAATTACCCGCACCTGCTCTACCATAATTTTCTACAATCGAAAAATTTTTTTTGTTTGCATCAAAGCATAAAATATCTGCCCATGTTGGCCAAGCCCAGCCAGAAAAGCTACATCCAAATGTAAAAAGTCTATTCATACAATCTATTCCATATTGGAGTTAATACGTGTGTTGTGACATACTCATTAGAATTTAATGAGGGATATTTTTCTCTGACAAATTTCACCATATGATTTTTATTATGGAAACAAACCTCACGCATTTCATTTCTGATATCCAATAGTTGACTCTTTGACATATTAGAAAATTTATTAAGTTCGTTTAATATTATTGAATACCTTTTTTTGATATCTATAATATCATCATAGGATTCATCAATCCATTTATCAAATGTTTGAAACCCTAAAGATTTCAAATATTTTAATGTGCCAGGATTTCCTATCACTATAAATGGGTGACCAACAATAATGGGTTTCCAAATTTTTTCGCTGAGAAATAGTATATCGTCACAAACAAGGGTTTCGCTTACTACAGAAATAAATGTATTTTCATAATGAGAAACGTTAATATTCATCGCCAAATTATCTGTAGTTTCTATATCTGTGTATATAGACCCATATTCTCTTAATTTATTGTAAGCATCCATAAGTGTTACATCATATTGTGGAATATAAGGTCTCCACAACTCAGGTGTCCATTGTTTATTGGTATTAAAACTGACAATACCTTTGTCTAGTAAATCATTTTTTATTAATTCACAACAAAAAATTGCTCTATGTAGACGAGGTGCTCTATTATAGCACAAAAAAATCTTATCTCCCACATAATTAGGTATTTCTTTTTGTATTGCAAATATATTATTCCATAATTCAAACAAAGAGATAGGAATGGTGTTTATCCTAACATTTTGTTTTTCTTTAATTTGTTCTATTTTTAGATTGCCGTGAATGAAGTATATACTTTCAGGTGCTATATTAGCTGTTTCACACCACTTTTGAATAAGAAGCAAATCGGTCTGATTTGTTGCATGTTCACACCCACTAAAACCTTCATATGGAAAATAAAAAACCATAGCTGCTTTTTTTAATCTAATATCATCTAATATTTTTAATGGTATTACAGAAAATCCAACCTTATCATTTTTTTGAAAAAATGCACCGTCATGCACCGGAATCAAATAAAGATACCGTTGTGTGTCGCTTAATTCATCATACTTTACATATCGTACCTTAGGAAATGTCGGAGTAATCAATTCTTTATTGTGTTGATTGGAAAACCAATTAAGCACCGTTCCTGTAAAAAGCGGAAAGGGGGTCATAAGCTGTCCCAATTCTTTTACATACCAACTCGAAGATGAACAGTTCGGTTTCCAGTAATCTAAAATAGAATCCCATGATTCTACAACACAAATAATATCAGACATTATATTTTACAATAATGGTAAAAATCTTTAAGTTCCGGAAAAACTTCAACAAATGACATTCCTCTACGTTTATCATATTCTTCTATAAATGCTGCAAAGTTTTTTCTTTCTCGTAAATTTGAGTCTGTATTTCCCATGCTATCTCTTACAACATAATACAATCTTTCCATTCTATGAATTTCATAATCAAAAAATCCCTTTGCAGCTAATGGCACCCATTTAGGCGTTTCGGCATTTCTATACATAAACGTCACGCTATTTTCAATGTGTGGCAAAAAGTTTTCTGTAAGAATCCATGGAGCTAAAAATCCCGGATGTCGTAAGTAAGGAACATCTACACTTAAAGGAAGAATTCTTGTGTGTCTATCAGCATATTCTAATTTGATTTCTAGCATATCCTTTAAGAAATCTGTAAAGGAGGTTACAGAAAGAGCATTATACGTGCACATCAAAGTTACTTTACTATTTGAAACTTCACGTAAAATTCTGTGTACATTTTCTTTCCAATAATCATACTTCATACCAAATCGAATATAATCAGCCTTTTTACCATGGGCTTCATTACTCGTAAAGAGTTTAAACTCCTTTACTGCTTTCATGTCCTGAATAATTGAAATTTTCTCAATAAACTTATCAAGAACTTCTTTGGGGATGCCGAGATTTGAATTAATGTTAAATTCCATCTGTGGCTGAGGGTTCTCAATTATATAATCAAGAACTTTAAAAGTATTTTTACTTAATAGAGGTTCCCCACCGGTTATTCTAAACACATGCAAATCTTTTACAGCATCAGGCCACCATTTCCAAAATGCATCAACATAAGGATTTTCTTCACTCTGTAATATTGGTAAACCAGTGCCCTTTTTCAACCCTTCAACACTATTGAAAATAATTGATGGCAAATTATAAGCACCGTGTTGCTTAATTTCCTGCATCCATGTGGTTGAATATGATGGCGAACAATAAGCACACTTGAAATTACACGTAGTATCAAAGTCCACTTCAAGATATGTAGGATTGATATTAGTATTCCAAGGAAGAGATGCTATTTTTTGTATGTGTGATTGAGCCCAAGACTCAGAACTTTTAGTGATGCGGTCACTAAACACATCAGATTCATTTTTTAACCTGGTAGTATCTTCAACTCGCCAACAATAATCACATTCGTTAGGGCGTTTGCCCTCTAACATCAACTTTCTTTGTTCTTTTTTAAAGTTGGTATTATGTAATGCTGAAGGATTGATTTCAATTTCAGCTAATGGTATGTGATGTGCAGTAGGATGATGGCAACTATGGGTTGTACCTGTTCCTAAATGTAAAGTAACCTGATTCCACTTTGCTACACACAAAGATGGACTAATGACATCAAGTTGTCTTTTTGTTTTTTGAAAATTTTCTATTACATTCATTATATTTTATATCCTAAAGTCATAAATCTTGTGAAGTTACCACATTCTAATTCACCTTCAAATAATACTACATCTAAATGATTTTGTTTTTTGAAATCATCTAGATTATTTGAACACCTTACATGCTCACCACAGTCAAAAAAATTATTTCCTTGTAACAAGATGGGGGTTTGTGAAGGCATATGTGATAACCATGTATCAAATGTATTTTGGCTAACGTGTTCAGTGCTAGTATTTACAATTAAACTTATTTTTCTTTTTGTATCAAAGAAAAATTGTTTCATATCTCTGGTTATGAATTTTATCCTATCATCAAACTTTGGTCCAATGATTTTACACTCAGGGTCTAGGTCAATGCTGTAAATTTCATTGAAGAAAAACTTATCTTTTAACAAAGATGCCAATATTCCATACCATCCACCAAAAATATAAGCATCGCCCGGACCATCAACGTTATGTTCTTTCAAACAATTGATGGCCCAGGCCTTACTTTTTAATTGACTTTCCCAAAAATTTTCTAAAATTCTTTTTTGTTGCTTACCTGTGTGTTCTCGGACAACATTCATCCAAGAAATTACCTTATCACTAGGTATATCAACGATAAATGAAGGGGTCACGCTTTTTCAACTCCGCAATTTTTCTTTTTTGGCGGTATTTTACCAATAATTGAAAAATTACATCCACAATTTTATCAATAATTTTCATCATCGGATGGTATATTGCTCTAGTGAGCGGTTAAGTTGGTTATTTACTTCAATGAAACGTGCTTTTTCAGGCAGTTCCGAGATATTTAGGGCATTTACATAGGCACAAGTTGAACGAATACCTCCTAAAATGTCAGAAATTGTGTGCTCCACCAAGCCCTTGTATGGAATTTCCACAACTCTTCCTTCGGAAGCACGATATTTCTTTACTTGATTGTGCTTTTGTTGTGCTGCATGACTACTCATGCCATAAAAAGTGACCTTTCCATGACGAATTTCCTGTTCCGACTCATCATGACCGGCAAAAATACTACCTGCCATCACCATTTCTGCACCAGCAGCCAATGCTTTTGAAAAATCTCCAGGAAAAACACATCCTCCATCACTTTGAACACCGCCGCCAACTGCCTTTGCAGCAGGAACACACTCTTGAAGTGCAGAGAATTGAGGATAACCAACGCCTGCAACCCGCCGAGTTGTACAAACCGCACCAGTTCCAATACCTACCCGAGCTAAATCAGCACCCGACAAGATGGTTCTTTCAACAGCTTCAGGGGTTACCACTGTTCCGGCCATGATGAAGGCATCAGGTATCTCGTCACGAACACGCTTAATGAAATCATAGAAGGCATTCATGTAACCATTTGCCACATCAATGACAATTTTTGGTGTGTAATTATGAATTCTATCTTTCCAGATGTCAGAAACATCTGCGGCATGGTATAATTCATCATTATTCATACCAATAGTGATGAAAGCATGGCTTACATCTTTTTGTGTGGTCCAATCTGCTATGGTATGATGTTTTGTGATGGCAGTAAATGCCCCAAACCGTTTTAAAGCATGATGCATACTAAAGGTTCCAACACCATCCATATTGGCTGCAATGATAGGTACGCCTTTGATAGCAGCACCCCATTTACCTTTAATGGTAGTTTCAACTTCAACTTGGCTGCGTGAAGTTATATCTGAAAACTGAGGAACAATTAATACATCATCAAAATCAAGTTTTCTCATAATATTACCTGTAATGTTCTCCACCTACCCAAAGTACTAATGAACGACGAACGCCTGATGTTACCTTAGTTACACGATGCATCATATATGAAGGGAAAATAACTACAGTTCCCTTTCCTTTAGGGGCATCAATTGGATTATCTCCGCCCTGCCAAATTTGTAAATCCCCGCCTTGATAATCTTCGGGACCAGACAATTGAACCGTGATGGAAACCTTTCGGAGAGAAAGCATTCCAGGTCCAATATCTTGATGCCAACCATAATGTCCGCCCTGCGAAGCATGATATTCGGTGAATTGAATTTGCTCAGGTGCAGTTTGTAAATCAAAATTCCACAAAGCATTGTTGGCAATAGTGGCCATGTTAATCATCTTGTCATATAACCAAGACCATTGGTCATTCTGTGGTATCCATTTTACAATAGATGACCGGATTGCTGAATCATCAGAAGCAACCGTTGTGGCACGATGTTCAGGTATCAAAGCCACATCATTAAACAACCTCTTCAATTCATCAGTAGAAATACCATCAGAAAAATAATAATAGTTTTGTGAATCCGAATGATTTTTAGGAAAAACAAAATGTCTAGGCATCTTACACCTTCTTGGTTACAGTTTCATAAAGAGATTCAAAATCCTTATGAAGCTCAACTTCTTCGCTGAAGTTGCCCTTGTGATAGGTACGAGCCAACTTGTTCAATACCTTTCGGTTTAATTGAAGGTCATCACAAATATCACTTTTTACATTCTTCATCAAATCACGTTCTGCTTCTACTCTTGCCATGCTCGCAGAAATTTCCTTAAGAGCATCAAGGAGCTTTAACTTGTCGGCTGGTGTCGTAGGTAATGTCATTGTATATTCTCCATAACTGAAAATGTTCACCTGGGTCTTTCTTTCGTGTTTTCGGATAGGCAACATCTGAATGACCCAGAATTGGTTTGTCTTTGCTATCCGGATATCTAAAGTTAATATAGTTCACTAATATTTTCAAGGCTTGATATTGCTTTTCCGTGTAAGGTAAAAAGCTTGTCCCTTGTAAGCATACACCGATACTGAAAGTATTCCAATCGCTTATTCCATTCCATTTCGAAACTCCTGCGTGTAACGCCTTCTGTGTCAAATCTTTCCATTGATGTATTTCTCCTGTTCGAGAAATGAAATAATGATAGGACAATCTTCTTCGTTTCAAGATGGCGCGAGTTGCCGTGGCACTTAAACTGGCGCCATCATTGTGTATTACAATGTAATTTCTTGTTGTGTCTCTGAGTGTTTTACCCGGCAAGAAATTCTTTACTACCAGCGGAGCTTGTAGTTGTAGTACGAGTGCTAATGTTGTCAGCATGGATCTCCTCCTTGTCTGGTACAATGAACCATGCTATAACATATCCAATCACAGCAGGCACAGGTATCCAAATCATCAGAAACCATGCAAACCGTATCAAGGTCACATCTACATTCCACATCTCACTTAATCCTGCGCAAACTCCGCCCAACTTTCCCTTCTTGGAATTACGATACCATTTTGTCATGTCTATTCCTCTCGTATAGTGTCCAGGCCAGTTCCTTCGCTTTCGTTTCCAAATCAACGTCAATATTTAGTCCGTAATCATCTAATGTTAACAGAGCATAATCGGAATGTGCTCGTGGATTGCCTTGCACATTCTCATTTAAATTTTTGCTTTCACTGTAATGAAACAATGGCTTGTATTCATGCCAAGTTTCTGCGGCAAGGTGGGCAGCTTCTTTGCTAGTCAACCCATCATCATTGAAGGTATGATGAAAATAATCAAACGTGATAGGCGTTCCGATTTTTGAATATATGTGCTTATACAACTTTTTCACTGAATAGGCATTGGCCTTGTCATCATTCTCGACCACCAAACGACACCGTGTGCTATGATTCAAGTTGTTGAATTGCTCACAGAATTTTTCAGTAATTTCCTCAGAATAATTCATACCCACATGAATGTTTAATGGATAATGATATGTAGCAGGAAGATTCATCATGTCGAATAGCAAATTATGATGATTCAAATCGTGTAAGCTACGGCGTACCACATCAGGCTTACTAGATGCCAGTTTCACGAAATGGTCAGGATGAAAACTTACACGCTGTCCTGATTGTTTGATGATTTGCCCAGCTAGATGTAAGTATTCCGCGATAGTGAAATAATCGGGTAGCTGTGTCACTTCATATTCTGAATTCCAAGGGAAGATGTTGCTACCAATACGAAACACCTTGATGTTATTGTCCACATTCCACTTTAGTATCTTTACCAAATCTGTGGCATTCTGCAAGGCAAGCAAGGACGTACGCTCCAGCTTCGTGTCTTCCTTAAATGAAGCCTGGCGTAGCGTCCTTCCAGTGGAAATCTTGTCTTTGCCTAATGTGAGATTGATACAGCAGTATCCAACTTGATGTGGCATAACACCTCACTTGAAGTCATACTGAAATATAACACATATCTACGTATTTGTCAAGTCCTCTATACCACATTCTTTAAATGCCCATTGTCTTTCACGACATTGCCAACAATTATTACATCGTCCTAAAGATTGCTCGGTGCAGGTATGAGTCAATGTCAACAAATCCATTAAATCATGTTCAACATACATCTTTACAATGTCTGTTTTATATAAATCAAAAAAAGGTTGTTTCTCTTTTGGATTTTTTCTTCTGGTTCTGTTAGGTCCATTGGGTAATATATCTTCGGGATATGAATTTCCAGCAAAATAAAAAATATCACAGGTATGGTATACTTTATACAACCCTGTGTTGACCTGAAGTTCATGATTGGCGTTGGGGTCACCAATAATGATGGGGTCAGGTAAGTTACATCCCAGTCTTTTGTTTATCCAAGATACTATTGGACCAACGTAGAGTTCTGCGCCATCATACTTTGGTATTGTAAAAATTTTTATTTTATCAGAGCGTTGCGCCAGAAGGTATAGAAGCAATGCACTATCCATACCTCCTGACAAAAATACTCCGATAGATTTTTCAGATGGTGCTGAAATATCCACAATTACTTCTTCTTTTTTCTAGGTTTGGTTGTAGTATTCTTTACACGAACCGTTTTTTGACTACCATATTTGTCTTTTGTGTATCGCACATGAGCTTTACGCTGAGCCATTATCGTTTTCTCCTATTTGAACGAGCCTTACGTTTTTTGCTACCAAGTTTTCTACGTCCCTTTCTAGGACGATTCTTATGCGGATGTGGCATCATTTACTCCTTGACGAATCATTTGTTCTTTAAGTGCTTCAACATGCTGTCCACTCAATTGGGTTGCCATCTTCATCCACTCTGGGATGTTCTGTGGTGTCAACTTCACTTCGTTGGGATGTAACATCATCTTTCTCCTTTATATTAAAAATTCTTTCCCAGTTACTTTCAAACTCTTTTTGACTAATACTTAAAGGTCTAGGTGTATCACCTTTGCCGTTCATATAACTTCTCCTAATATTTCTTGCGATATTCGGTTATACTGTGTGTTAAATTGTTCTTTGCTTATCAACATGATTTCATCATCATAAAAAGGAGCAACTCTTTTATATTTTGGAATTGTCACAGGCAAATTAAACAAAGTTTGAATGCTCTGTGGATTTTCAAAAATATCTTCATCATAGAAAACATAATCACATTTATTTTCATACTTCATGTGTATTGAATAATGAAGAAATCTTTCTCGAATCAACTCATCAGAAAATTCTAGTGTTCCAACGAAAGGTTCTCGAATTTTCTTTCTATCTGAACCACCGCTATAAGTTTTGAAGTGTTTTTCTACCAAAGCTTTTAGTAAACGTTTTCTATAATCTTTAGGTTTGATAAACAAAGTTGTATATCCTGGATGCCTTAAAAAATCTTCGGCCAATTCAGGATAATGGTTAATAACCATTTTTACGACAGGATGAGGTGTTCTGGAAATGAATTGTTGATATTTTTCTTGCACGGTTTGTGCAGTATTGAACGCAGGATTAAAAGGTTCAATATCATCTTTCATATGAATAGGATTCAACAAACTTAAACTTGTATTTAACAAGCTATGTAAATAATGCGATCCACATCTTGGAAGATGAAAAATACAATACATCACATCCTCTTTATCATGTTGTTCCAACTTACATCAAACACAAAATACAACAATGTCTTTCCAATGAAATCCAATGCAGAGATACTTAAACTTATTTGAAAGCTTCCTGTAACGGCAAAAGAAATCAGAAACGTGGCACCAACTGAAAAGAAACGATAAATGACGGCCTTAACAAACAATACTCTATTGCTCAGCCATCTTTTTCCTAATATCAGTCGCAGAAATGCTCTCAGTTTCCGCATCCAAATGAATTCTTTCAACTTCATAACCGACATCCCTCCCATAATAAACACCGCAAATGTTAGGCGCCTGAACAACAATATATTTATTACGATATTCTTGAAGTGCCTTGTTGATACCTTCCACTACTTCAGCATAAGCAAAAGGATTTTTATCATCCAAGCCGTGTGTGTTTCGAACCATAATCATCACCTGTCCCTGCTTCTCCAAAATCTTTTCAAACAACTTCTTATGGCCAGGATGAAATGGTTGAAATCTTCCAATCATTAGACCTGTGGGCTTTTGATGGCTGAAAGCAACACCCATGTTGATACGCCATACAATATCCTTTACTTGGTCTTCAACATTACCCCATTCAGAAATCACAACATCGGGGTGTAAAGGACGTTCAAACACCTTGTTGGTATCTTCAAATCGTCCTTCTTGAATGGTATCCATGAAGATGGTGAAGTCGGCACTAAACCTTCTACGGGTTTGTTCAGTGGGACACACAAAGTCTGCTACTACATTCTTTTCATAATCTTCTGCCACCCATGACAAATCTGCCATGCGCTGAGCTTGACGAACTCTTCCTTCCTCAGAAAAATCCCAATCATTGTATTGCTTTCGAATATCATCGGCATTCAGATATACAGCATTCAACTTTTCTGCCAATACTTTTGCCAATGTGGACTTTCCTGAACCCGGAAGACCCATAACTAAAATTCTCATACACCCTCCGGTGTTGATGACCATGTTATACTATGCAAATCACTACGATAATGCCAACGAATGGTATCCTCAACAAAGCCCTTGAATTGTGAAGCTGTATCAAGCATTGTTCGAGTTCCATTGAACACTACACCGTACTTTCCTACTTGCTCTAACACATCTATCTTGTTAATAATAAGATGTGTCACATCATTAATATACATAGCTTGAATTACTCCGTCAAGATGTAACCAACGGACCTGACGCTTTCTTCCAGTTGTGGCACCAAATTCTTGACCCACTTCTTGTATCTTTTCAAATATAGGAGAATCATCTGTGAAATGGGTTTTGAATCCTGAATAGGTTTCATACGCCTTCATAACACCATACACACTTCTCCAGCTTCGAGGTGGAACACCATTCAATGCCACAGCACCTGAGGTGCAATGTGAGCTAGTAACATAGGGATAATCGCCCCAATCAATGTCAATTTGAAATCCTTGTGCACCTTCGCATAGTATGTTCATTTCACGATTGTCACCATGAAAATATCTATAGGTATCAATCATGTCATACGGGATATCCCAACTGTTATATTTCAAAAAGTTGGCGATGCGTGTGCCTGTTCTGGCATACTTGTCTCGGTAAGTGGGACCAATGCCTTGACGGGTGGTACCAATCTTTGTGTCATCACTATCTTCCTTGATATGTTCTTCTGTGGTGACATGGCATCTTCCATCAATCATGATGGGAGCCTGAAACCCAAGATTCTTTAACATATCAATTTCATCACGAAGTTTTGGGAGATTCACAACACACCCCAACCCAATGATGCTTGGGATGCCATAAAACACACCCACAGGCACCTGATGTGTCACCACCTTTTGTCCATTATGATATATGGTGTGACCGGCATTGGCACCACCGTTATATCGTAGTACGGCATCATATTTGAAATTCTTGGCAAGCCAATGTGACACCTTACCCTTGCCGGTGTCACCGGCCTGTAAATCCACAACAATGTCTGCATGACGAATCATAAAATATTACCGCTCAGTGTTGAAGAAAAATACCTGGAACAATCTACCATCTTGTAAATCTTTTCCAAAGTAATCTAAAGATGCATGATAATAATCACCGCGATACATCACTAACCGATTGAAACGATTTCCCACAACATCAAACAAATCCCATTTGGTATAATCTTGAAACTCGTTGGAAATTTTCGATTCCGCCTCGGTGTCAGTTTTACCATTAGGTAACACAGGTTGTTTGAACCATCCAGTTTTCTTGTGACGGAACAATCCTGTACCGCCGGTATGTGGGGCACCCGGAGTCAAGTATAACACCCCTGCCCACTTCGTGGTGTGGTCGGCATGAATCCAAGTTCTGTCTGCTGCCGTGGTGAGCTGATAACATCCCGTGTAATTATCAGGTCCATCACCGCCCCACCAGGTGACATTACCGGCGTGGGGTGAAATGATGCCATTAATAGTATTTTTGATGGAATCATTCAAGAATGAAATGGTTCGTAGTCCAGGATAATTTCCTCGAACTTTATATTCTTGATTCAGTGCATGTTGACGCACTTCATGGGGATTATTGTAGAAATTTTCTGTAATGATGATACTGGTATCCATAAGTTACTCCTCACATAGGTCCGATATACTTATCTACCCCGATTTACGAATCGTGATAGTGTGTGAACTGCTTCTTTGTTTTCTGGACGGACAAATACCACACGGCCGGCGGTCTTATGGTCATACACCATTGCACCCACATATTTCTGAACGCCGGAACAACCCACACAGGTTTGTGTGTCGGGGAGTACATCAAGGCGAGATTGTGGAATATATGTTTTACACCGAGCACACGTTCGCATAATTTTCTCCGGAAAAGTCACAGAGATAATATATGTTGATGTGTGGTGTTTGTCAAGTCATATCAACCAAATACCATTTTTTTCAATTTCATATTCGGCATTTTCACGGGAACGAAATGCCCCTCGGATACCAGGAAGTTCGGTGATGGAAACCAATATTTCATCTTCAATATCAGAGTTTTTTGTGTTAAATGTGGAACGAGGACGTTTACCACCTTCATTATAAACGAACAACACAGGTTCTTCTCGTTCAGGTATGTCTTGAATGTTTTCGTAAATTCTTTTCACATTGAATGTTATAGTATTATTCTTCACATCCTTGTTCACATCACTTATTTTGATTTGACCACGAACCACCACATCACAATCATTATCACCTGTTCGGGTTTCTGACCCAAATACCGTTTTATTTTTTGATGACTTATCAATGGTGAGTGCTAATTTTCCTTTTAGAATATATTTTTTATTTTTTGCATCATAGGATACAATATCATCATTATCTAATGTCTTGATATATTTCAATATCATAGGTGCATATTTTTGACGAATGTATTTGTCCTCACTTCCCCAATAAATGGATGTGTTATCCTTAATGCTAATTTTATATGGTGTGGGCGCATTTTTTCTATACACAGCAAGGTCTGCCTTACGTCCTTTGGCCCCTACATGACGCATTGCTGTGACATTGTTCAGTGTGATGCTACGTCCCATTGAATCCTTGAACACCAATGTCACGCCGGACATTTTGGGGTTTACTTTTTTTGCTTCTCGGTAAAAAGAATCAAAAAAACTTGCATATGCCTTTTCATTGGCCACGCCCGCTGGTAGAGCCATCCGAGTCCTCGTGGATGATGTCGTAATAGAACCTGTTACTATCTTCTGTAGTATATTTAGGGGAATTTTCCACTCGGTAGGTTCTTTGATTGATTAATCTATGTACCACGACATCTTTCTTCACGGTGAAGCTAGGGTCAAAGAAGCGCATTCTGTTGTTGGGTTGAATGGCGAAATGCCCGGAATCCAATCGAATGACATGACCACATTTATGATTGTCAGGTGTTTCGCTGTATCCATAGCGCAGTTCTGAGTAATCTCCTTGGGCCCAATCCAAGGTGAACAGATATTCTCCTGAGTGCTTGATGTTGTCTCTATCATAATACACACAAGTTAATCCACTCAAGGCGGCAAATGTGGTGACGCTGATGTTGTAACTGAAATTGTTCCAGAGTTGCAATTGTTCTAATGGACGCGGTTCACAGTGCTTCCAGCACAAGGCACTGATGGGAACACCCCACCAAACACCCCCATCTTCCATGAGAATGTTGAACAACGTGGCTTCTCCGGGACGACTAATCACAGCAAACGCCACACAGGGATAAAACTCCCCGAATCCCCGTTCATGATTCTGTAGATATTCTCCCCGGACAAAACAACTCATCACCGGGATGTTGCTGTTTAAATATGCCATTTGTTTTTCGGACAGGCCTCGGGACCCCTGGGACTATAGATTTTTTTATTTAGGGGACATCCACAGGCATCACACACATAGATGTGTAGAAATTCTCGAAATGCCTTATGTTCGCAACCATTGCAAATGGATACCCGGGCATCGGCTTTTTCTTGTTCTTCGTCGGTGGGGCGGGCGGCACGCTTCCATGCCACGGCAATTTCTAGCAAATCAGGTATGTTCATTTCATATCCTCCACTACATCTCGGCGCACCACGGCGCATCGTCCCATCACTTTCAGGGTTTCATATCGTCCATATTGTCGCGCCTGTTTCACGTTTTTGGCATAGACAACTGTACTATACTTATAATGGTTTGTGAAGGCGGTGTAAACATAGGGTCTGTTTTTCGGTTGCAAACGTCACCCCCAGATGATGAGATAGATGAGATGAAAAAGTTTCATGAATATCATGATAACACTGAATATCACGATTGTCAATGATGTTATCCCAGCCGTTATCAGAGCTTTGGGTGAAAATTTCTCCGGAAAAATGGACATGAAATGGAATAACGTGACGCCCGTAACTAGAGAAATGAACAGAGAAGATGACATATATCAGCAGGGTTATAGGGTGGAAAATTGCGCAGAAAAATTTTTTACAAGACAACATTGAGAGTTACAGCAGAATTCCATACCGAAGGAATGTGTAGATGAGGGGTTTATATCGTCCTCTATATCCAATTTCGACTAGAGATTTCCATACCGTATTATATAGCAGATGCTCGATCCTTGTTGCTCTCCAGGGCCTAGGCGTCACCCACTAGGCCCCACCTCGGTGTGCTCCTACCTACAGAGCAACACCCGACCCATTTTCTCCCAATCCTGGGGATGCGACTTCATGAGGTTACAGAGCTTCACCAAAGTTCTGAGCGAGTATTCCCGAAGCTCGTCCTGATAATCACCCAACCACTCCAGAATCTCTTCCTGCTTGGTCTGTACGCCCTCACGCTTCAGCAGGCCCGAGCGAGCGATATGCGAGACCCAAAGGTGTACGGCCTGACGGTCATGCAGTCGAAGGTCGAGATAGAGACTGCGAGACATCAGCGCCTCGAAATGCTTCACAAACTTATTGCCACCCTCGTCCACATACTTCTGGAAGTCCAAGTTGCTGATGAAAATGAACGCCCCATGGAATTCGTAGCTCTGGGGAACGTCATCATCGCGGAGAGTAGAGGAGTCCTTCAACCAGCTGACGCGCCGCGTGCTGCTGGAATCGCAGAGCGCCTTCAGGATGTTCAAGGCATCCTCGTCGGTGAAGATGGAGTCGGCGTCATCCATGACAATCACGGAACCGGGCTTGCGCATGCGATACCCGAGCTTGTAGAGCTCGACGGCTGACACGGCGCCACTCACCACCTCGTATCGCTCTTCCGAGAGCTTGGAGAGGACTTCCGTGACGGTGTAAGACTTGCCCACGCCTGGGGCGCCTGTCACCACCAAGCTGCGAATCTGGCTGCGAGTGGTGCCATCCGTGAGCTTATGGAGCATTTCGAACCGATCCTTGAGATCCTGCAGGACTTCCGTGTCCGTCTTACGCTTCAGCGGGGTGATGGTGTACTGGCCATGCCCGGAGCGAAACTTATTGAAAATGGGGTTGGGGTTCTCACCCACCGACTTGGCGGCCTCGAGGATTTCGGGCCGGGTGAACACCTTCTTCCCAGACTGGGTGAGCA